TTGCCGCCTTGATCAAGGAAGTGATCAGTGTGTCATCGGTGGCATCACTGACCTTCAAATGTGCCTTGGCTTCCGCCAGTGTAACCGGAGTGGTACCGGGCGCTACCGTCACGATGTACGGCCACGCCTTTCTCACCCGGTTACCACTGACGATCATCAGCTATCAACCGTAGTCAGCAGCAGTCATTACGCGGGAGACTGCAACACGCCCGTCTGGCAGCTGCACAGCCACGTAGAACAGGGTCTTCGCGACGTCTGTGATTTCCAGCGTATAGATGCCGGTAGCAAGCGGTTGAACCAGCAGTGCCTTCTTTGCGGTCAGGACGCCGAAATCAGCGCCAGATGCAGCCTTAGCCTGGACAGTGCCAGACGCTGAGGTAGCGGTCAGCCCAACGCCAGTTGCGGCATCGGATAGCCATACCTTGAGCGGCTGAGGATGCGCCACAGCGCTACCGTGACCATCCAACAGTGCAATGGCTACTTCCGCGACATTAGCGGCACCAGCGGTAAAGGTGAAGCTCACCTGTGTGTTGAGCAGTACTCCTTCGGCGAACGGCGCATTGTCAGAACCGCTCCCCTTCGGCTGCTCGTTGCCAAAGTTTGCTTGCGTCATTGGTTACTCCTTTTCGGCCGCACGACGGCGACCACGTGGTTTGCGCGCCGGGGCTTCTGATTCGTCGTCAGCCTCGACTTCCGGGGTAGCGTCTGCAACGGTCTCCCCGGCTTTGGTCTCCTGCACAAGTGTCTGTCGGTTCACGGCAGCTTCCGCATACCCGTGCCTTAGCATTGCTTGCGCGACTTCGTCAGGCACATCGACGCCAACTTCGACTTCCTGTCCCACACGGAAGGTGCGGATACGGTCGTTGATCGTCCATGGTGCTTCACGCTTAATTCGCAGTTTCTTCATTCTATCCTCCTACCTTGCGGCGGTTATAGGGGGCCGAAGCCCCCTACGATTACTGCGCCACAGGGGCGGTAGCCGGATCACCGAGAACGGCAACACAGCCAAGCGTGCCGCCAGTAGTGACGCCGGTAGAAACGATCTGCAACCGTGCGTAGCGCTTCGTGGTAACGAAGCCAATGCGCTTGGTAACATTGTCGTCAGTTGCGGCAAACACTGGAAGCGAGCCGATCAGGTTGGCGGATGCCACGGTAGCTGCATCGGACAGGGCAGCATTGTCGCCTTCCTGCAATGCGATGGTGTACGTTCCATCAGTCAGGGTACCGGACTGGACGACAAATACGAGGGACTCGTATCCGGCTGTATCGATAATGGCACCGCTAGTGGTTGTGTTGGTCGAGATCGCCTGGATGTTCATTCCTACGCGGTCATCTACATTGCTCATAAGGTCTTTCTGCATGGTAATTCTCCCTTGAATTTTGTAGTGGAGGGGCGGTTATCCCGCCCCTCTAGCTGTCATCAGACCGCGCAGGTCAGCTTCTTGATTGCTTCAGGAAGCACAACCTTGCCAGCATTCCGGCGGTGCAATACGTACAGGACGAGGCCCGCACGGCTCTGGCTGTACGGATCACGCAGGATGGACGTGTTGACGTGGTCGGCCAGTCGGTAGCCACGCTGGAAGTCACCATAGGCGACAGGGGAAGCAGCCGCCGCGATGTCCGGCATGTCAGGGGTAATGACATACGGGTCACCGGCCACGGTTGCCGGAGCTCCTGCTGCCATCGGCACCCATAGGTAGGCACCAGCGCCATCCTTCAGCTTGCGAATGCGGGCATGTGTCAGACGATTGAACAGGAACGCACCGCTGTATCCACGCTTCAGCGCCCCCTGCAAATCGTAGAAGTTGTCCGCAGCAATATCGTTGGCAATGCCAGAGTTGGTGTTCGCAACAGAGGCATTGACGAGAATGCCCTCGAACTGGCCAACGCCAGTGCCGCTGATGAACTCGGCGCCCTCCTTCACGGCGAAAGCTTCACCAGCATCGGTGTTGATTTCGGTCTCCATGTTGAAGGCAGAGTCATCGAGCTGCTCCAGCGAAATCGGAATGTCCACGGTCATGCGCGACAGGGTCAGCACTTCCTTTCCGTAGGCACTCTGGGACTGCGTATCGGTTGCACCCTGCCCGACGCGGTACGCGGTTGGGATGCTCGTGCGCTTGTTGATCTCGATGGAACCACGCGCAGTGCGCTGCACGCGGGCCAACTGACGCACCGGGCTCAGCTCGGTGATGTTCTTCAGAAGGTCGGCGGCCATCTCCGGCGGACACAGATAACCGCCATCCGGATCGATGTCAGAGCGGAGGAACTTCAGCTCATCCACGGTCATATTCTTCTCGCCCTTCAGAACGTAGCGCTCCATGGCCTTCATCTCTTCAGATGCTACCTTGTAGTCAGCGCTGCCTGATGGAAGGCGCGCCAGCTTGGCTTCCAGGGCGTCGATGCGCTCTTTCTGCTCTTCTTCCGACTTGCGGGAAGCCAGCAGGTCGGATGTCAGCTTGGCAGACTTCTCCTCGAACTTATCGAGGTCGGCCTCCATCTTGGCAATCTTTGCCTTGCCATCGGCGGTAGTCTCGCCAATAGTTTCCAGCGTTTCGCGGAACTCCTTGACGACTACCTCAATGTTTTCGTTATGGTCGCTCATAGCGAACCTCCTTCGGTTTATTTTTGGCCAAATTCGGCGGTAAGGCTACGTAGCCCTTTCGCCAAAGCCTCTGCACCCCCTGCATCGCGCAGGTTGTCATCAGTACCAGCATCACGCTGGCCCTTGATCTTTGAGGCCATCATCTTCGCAGCAGCCCGACTGAAGTTGGACTCCCGCAAAATATCTTCGAGATCGCGGACGCTGAGCGCCTCAATCTCCTCCACGCCATATCCGGACTTCTCCCATGGGGCCATCATGTCCATCTTGGAGTAGTACCGCGCAATGTGGTTCATGACCGGCTGGCGATCGCCTTGCGGCATGTCGACGCCGCCACGGGCGCCCTGCATGGCACCAGCGGCCGCGAAGATTCCGCGCGGCACGGCCATCAAGCGCCCATCAATCACATCGGCAAACTGCAACTTGTAGCTCCCGAAGTTCTCCTGGGCTTCCTGGTCGAACCAGAAGAAAGCATCCTTGTACCGAGCCGATGGCTTGTCGGTAGAATTGGTAAACTCGCGCACACGGTTCATGGCCGCAGTGGCATCCCACGGGCGGGCGCGATCGGCTAGAGGTAAGTCTTTGAATGCGGTTGCGCGCTTCATGCTGGTTACCAGCGCATCCTCATTCATGGGCAGTCACAAGGCTGATCTCCCAAAGGGTCGCTTTAGTGATGTAGCGAATGCCATCCTTCATGTACCAATCGCTGGAACCCAGCGAGAAGCCAATCGACATGGAGTCAACGGAGCCAACTTTCATCTGTGGCATCACGCGACCGGCGACCAGTGTGTCAGCCTTCGGCATCTTGCCCGTGACCTTGAGGCCCTGCGGGGTCTCCTCGACAGCGGTGAACACGCCCAGCGGATCGTCCATATCATGCTGCCACAGCAGCTTGGGCTTGCGTTTGGCCAGTGATTCGGTGAATGCGCCGGCAACCACGACGTCATCGCCAAGGTCGGTGTTGCCGAAAGTGGAAGCGAAGCCCTCGAAGTAAAAGAAATCGGGGTCTTCCTGCTGGGGCAGTTGCTTCAGTTCAAACGGTACATTTAGGCGTTGTCTCATGGTGTCACCTCGCATACGCTTTTCCATTATACCGAAACAGCGGAAGGATTAAAATCCCTTAATGTTGACTCACGCTGTCGTATACTCTGCCGAGCACCGACACCCGATAATGTTGCTCAGGCTCGCTCCAAGACTTGTGTCTCCAGGCACCATCAGCCGCTCTCCACTAACAATGAACGGCGAGCCTCGTGGCTGCTCTTGCAAGTCGGCGAGCACGTGGCCGATGCGCGTCTTCTCATCCAGGATCGTATGCCAGATCTTGATCGACTGGCGCTGCGCCACCTGCTCGGCTGCATCCGCCTCCACACGCTTCGCCTGCTCTGCCGGGGTTTGTGTTTCCACTGTCGCAATGGTTGATGCCCGTCCGGAGTACGTTGCCGCGAATGCGCCAGCCACATGTGCGGCGAGCTTGGCCATGCTCCCGCGATCCTCTTCCTGTGCAAGTGTGTCTTTGGACTGCGCGAAGATGTCCTGCAAGTCGGTCTGCGTCGTTTCGATGATGTACGTGGATTGCTGCTGAGCATGCGCGACGGACCATGCAAGAAACGCAGCCAAGGCGGCATCGCTCACGGCCTGCTGCTCATCGGCAGTCTGCTTGACCTGCCAGCGCTTCAACAGTGTATCTGCCACGTCGCCCATGAATTCGCGCCCGGTGCGTGCGTAATGTTTGCGAAGCAGCGTGTTCAGGTCGTCACGAAAATGGATGAGCGCGGGGAGTTGTCCGGTATGGCGGATCACTGGCTTGAGTGTCTCGCCAATGCTACGGAACCACGCCATCAGCTCTGGCTGGAAGGTCGCCTCAAGCTTCAGTTTGCGCGCGAGCTGGCGAACGGCGTATTGGCTGTTGGCCATCAGTCACCTGACCCGGTGCCAATCACAACCCCTCCTCATCCGCGAAACGCGCAATCTCTTCCTCGGTCCATCGCTTCTGCTCGCGCATGATCACGAAGAACGCCTCACGAGCCGACTTGGATGCCGGGCGGGTGCGGTTGTCGCCGGTGCTGGTATCCTGACCGACCGGCACCATGGTTGCCGGCTGCATGATCGCGTCGCCGCCTTCTACGGCTTCGGCGCCGTCTTTCGTTCGTAGTTCGTTGATGGAGTAGATACCAAGCTTCGCGCGGGCGAGCAGGTTCTCCAGGTTACGCGGTTGCAGAGCCTCGATGGATTCCGGGTCGATCGCCAGTGATTGAGTATCGGTCAGTCCGGCACGGGTCCGTAGCATGGCGTCAAGCTCGCCGAGCAGCTGGTAGGCGAGCGGCAGCACCGCATTGTCGTACAGGTTCAACTTGGCGGCTGCCATGTTGGCCATGGTCATGGTTTGGGCGCTGATCAGCGGTAGTGGGATCTTGAGCCGGTTAAAGATGGCAATTGTGATCTCCGACTTCAGGGACATGAAGTCCATGTCCCGGTTCGACTTGCCCATCTCCTGGAACTGCATACCGCCAGTGCCAAGGAAGATGCGACCGGCATTGTCGGACCCGGCATAAAACTGCTGGAGCTGTTCCTGCATGGCGCTGAACTCATCCTCACTGAGGATTTCCTTGGTCACCAGTGCGCCGGACACCCGGCCACCATTCTTGAGCAGGGACAGGTTGTGCTTGGAGGCGTGTAGGTGCTGCTCGATCTCGTAATAGATGGAATTGAGGCGCGATGATCCACGGTAGTTGTTGCTTGGGTTAGGATTGAACTCGGTTATGGGCCACAGCTCGCGATCCGGGCCGTCCATGAA